TTCTTTATTAAATATACATCTAAATCACTACCACCTGCTGCTGCTGTTCTTACAAAACAATCCACAGTTATCTGCGAGGTAAGGATATTTGCCATTCTTATTCCTACAATGGCATCATCAGAATCAGAGTCGAACACTGCTCTTGCAGTAGTTCCTATATTGATATCGCTAGTGCTGTCTTTTGCTACTGCTCTTTCAAAATCTTGTGCCATCTATCCTCCAATCATAATGCTATAGCCATAGCTGTAGCGAAGCCTTTAGTGGCTGCTCCTATATCAGATACAACCTCTGATGCACTTCTACTCTCTAAACCGTTAGCTGTAAATCGTGCAAACTCATCGTCAGCTACACTTGCACTGTCAATCTTAACTGCGTTTGTGTTTGATATACCAAAGGTAAGAGAGGCTTGCCCTCCTATATCACTTAATACTTCTGAGGTGCTTCTACTTTCTAATCCGTTAGCCGTAAATCTAGCGTATTCGTCATCTGCTACACTAGAGCTATCTATCTTAACTGCATTGGTGTTGCTTATTCCAAAGGTCAATGATGCTTGACCTCCTATATCTGACAATACCTCAGATGCTGATCGACCCTCTATGGCTGTTCCATCTATTCTTAGAAAGTCGTTGTCTGCTGCACCTGATGTAAATGTTGCAACATTCCCACTACTTATACCTCCACTTGGTATGTCCGATGTTAACGCCACTGTTCCTGCTGAACTTGGCAAGGTAACTGTTACATCTGTTGTAGAAGCAGGTCCGATTAATGTTACAGCATTTGTACCGTTGTCTGTGTCTTCCTTAAACAGTATTGATCCTGCTGCTGATGACGAGCCTGATAAAACAGGGGCTGTTAATGTTTTGTTTGTTAAGGTAGCCGTTGACGATGTTGAGACTAATCGAGCGTCACCTCCTGTACTGGGTAGAGTTAGTGTGTTTGAAGCACTCTCTGAGTGAGGGGCTGCATTTACTATCTGACCATGACTATTATTCTCACAGTTAAACTGTATGGCTCCCTGATTGGTATTACCTTTTACCGTAACGTGTCCTGTGCCGTTTGGTGCTAACTCTAAGTCTGCATTGGATGTGGTTACAATATCGTTGCCATTCAAGTCCAAATTGCCACCCAACTGAGGACTCGTATCGCTTACTACATCCACACCTGTAAGGCTTGCACCACTACCACTAAAAGCAGTGGCTGTTACTGTGCCTCCTATAGCAACATTGTTACTGCCATCTTCAACAACAATCTTACTTGCAGGCACTGTAATAAACACATCTTTTGTTCCTGCCCCAAAGTTTACCAGATTATTGCTGTTAGAACTCGCTATTACAGATCGCGCTAATGTAGTACCAGAAGAGGTAAATGTTCCTAGACCAACCTCAAAAGCACCATTGGTATTATCAACAATAGAGTAATAGGTTGTATCAGAGTTAGATAAATTAGATGTAAAAGTTTCAAAGTTCGTTACTGCACCTGCCAAAGTAATAGTACCTGTGCCTGTTGTCGTTGTAGTTTCACGAACTCTGTCTGCTATTACAAATGCCATTACGCTATCCTTATTATTGCGTTACTTGAATCAGCCGTTGGGAAAACTACAGTGAAGTCACCAGAGGATGCTGACTTGTCTGCTCCAAAATCTAAAACACATACAGATGTATCACCAGTAGTGTCTTCATTAAATATTAACGCCCCTCTTGCTGTTAGCGTTACATTGCTGAATGTAAGATCAGTAAAATCTGTAAGAGCCGTTGTGCCTGATATGCTAGGGTCTACTCTTGTTAAAGTTCCACCCTTTGCTGTGTAGTTTGTTCCTGATACTTCATTACTTGTTGTATATTGTGTGGTTCCTTCACCTAAACTCGCACTTGATGTATACAAGGCTAATTTAAAAGTATTACCCCCACTATTTAAAAAGTTGTGCTTTGCCTCTAGTAGTTCTTTTTTAAAAGACGTACACATTGCCTGTGATATAGCCATTATAGTCTCCTTATGTGTTCTGCAAGTTGTTCTTGACCTGCATCTTTAATAGCGTTGTAGATAGTTGTTCTGTCTGATTTTATAGCTTCTTTCATATAAAACGCTATAACTTTTTCTAGGTGTTCTTTGAAGGCTCTTGCCTGTTCTCTAATCTCTGGCGATGCCGTATCACTCACTTCTACTATTTTATCAGAACACCTCTTGGCTATTTCTTCTGGAGTAAAACCTCTATTTTCTGTTGTATGTACATTTACTATAGGTGTTTTGGGTAGTTCCATTAACATTACATTATCCTTGGTTCACCGTTTCTATAACTGTCTCTCTTGTTTCTGCCATCAGCTAACTGTCGTAATCCCTCTAATGCCTCATCGTATCGTGTTTTATAAAAGCCTACTATGTCTGGCTCACCCTTCATAAAGGTAGATGCTTCTACCAAGCTTCCATATAGCAATGTTGATTCTGCATTGTCTCCAAGCCAGGAGGTGGTGGATGTAACTATTGATGGTGGGTCGTAGTAGTAGTGCAGTTGCACTGTGTATCCAGAGTCTGGTGTTGGAGCTATAAGAAAGTTGTCTCCGTCAAACAAAGAATAGTATACAGGAAGACCTGTTGTTGCTGTAGCAGGATAGGCTTCTCGTATAAAGTTCACATCTTTTGGTAACAAGAAGGAATAGTTACTACTACCATCTACTACAGCTATAGAGAACACAGCTAAGAAATCTGTCGGTTTAGCAAGAAATCTATTACTAGATGTAACCGATGTTGTTACGTTCTTTCTGAGTTCTGGGATAAGAATAGATCGATATATTCTTTCCTCTGTTTGTCTGACGAAGTTAGGAATATTATTAACAAAAGTAGTTTCGGTGTTATCTGTGTATTCCTTGATCGCATTTGTTAATTCTGTATAATTCATTTCTTGCTCTTTTTACCTGCGTATAGATTATCAAAAATCTGGTTAACATCCAAGACATAATCTAAATCCGACTTTGAAAAGTGAATATGCTGTGATGGCAGGAAGTCAGGAGGACCTTCTCCTGTCTCAAACCAAGCAGGGTGTGTAACACGCACTCTGTTGTTTGGCAAAGCTACTATATTGCCTGTATACTCTCCTGCATCTAATAACTCTAATACATGACTTTGTTTGTGTTGGGCAGGATCATCAGCTATCTCACTATCCGTATAGTCCACAGTAAAATAATATTTAGCAGGATACATCTTACCATCTATCTTAGCCAACCAAGGGCATGGTGTCGCTCTGTCCATTACATACACAGCGTGGGTACGGGAGGAACAATCCCACGGTTGTGTCATATGAACAGGCATTGGGTTTGCCCATTCCTCTACTGGAGTATCTGCTACTAAAGCTGTAATTGGCATCCTAGCCCACATAGCTCCACCATGCACATTTGGATCATCAGTATCATCTGACTCACATCCTGTAAATATTACCTGAAAAGACAAGCATCTGTTAGGCATAGATGTTACAGCTATTGCCATAGCGTGTAAGAACTCCCCATGATACTTCTGATGGTTGTGTGTGTACTCTCTTCTCACCCAACATTTGAAGTGAGGTATATTGCTCTGTAAGTATGCCATTAGCTTATTGTTACTGATACCGTACCAACTTGTGCAAATATAGGCTCTATCTTTGCATCAAAGTCATCAAACCTTGCTACCCCTACTTGGAGTAGAAAAGGTTCTATTCTATCTGGTCTGGCATCTTTTAATGATTGTGGGTCATCCGTTTTAATTCTTCCTACAAAGTTTTGTGGGTGGTCTCTGTCAGCAACGTCTTTACCGACACGAAGCCCTGTTCGCTTTCCGTTATTAAACTCGTAAACTAGCTCATTGATTGGATATCTGAATCCAGTTCTATCGCATATACCAAATGCGTATTTTCCTGTTGCTCTTCCCATTTTAAACCGTAAAGAATGTGTTGTGAGGAACGAACTTAATAGACGCTGTTTCTGCGTCCTCACCTGCTGCTAGTTCAAATTGAAACTCATACTCTTGTTTCAAAGCACTTACTCTGTTTGCCACTTCTGGTCTTTTCATTGCTATATAATACGCTAACCCCGACACTAGGCATGGAACAAATCGTGGTGGAACATGACTAGTTGTTGTTCCTGCTATGCCAGATGAAATACTATCAATGCCTTTTAATCTAAAGAATGATAGCGTGTATGTTGTGTCTGGAACTGGATGTAGTGTTACTGTTGTTGATCCTGCTAACCTCTGCACAAATATCTGGTTTGGCTTTCCCTGCGTGTTCTTATTAGATTTCTGAGCAAATGTAGATACACTTATTCTACTTACATTAGTATCTAATTGCGATGTGCCTGTGCCTGTTCTTATTGTATGCTCAATGATATCTATAGTATCTGTCGGCATAGTGTATGTGGCTGTACCTGCTGATAGAGACAAAGTGCCAGACTCTATAGTAAAAAGGTTTATACCTCTGTTTTGCCACTCTAATGTTAATATTTGAAAGCTACGTCTAGCTGTTTTTAGGTCATATCCAGAACGCATTTCAAGACCTGCTCTTTCATATGCCTCCTCAAAAAGCTCTGGTAAATCTGGTGTTACAACCGCCATGATATCTCCCTAAAAGTACTATGGTACTTTTCTATTTATTATACACTAGTCCTCATTCTTTTCAATCACTAATGGTTTGCAGTGGGCTGAGTAAGTATTTCTTGTTTGTTTTTGGTTATAAAAGTTTATCTTATCGGCATACCAACTACACCTATCGATGCTACCATATTGCATAGTATCATCATATATTTCTGATCCTTCTAAAATTACAAGAATAAAAACTAATGTTTTCATTTAAAGCTATCATTTAAAGAATCCACAACACTATCAATATTTGGCTCTTTACCATTAGGATCATACTTACATTGAAACTCTACAGGACATTGACCCTCAACAACTAACGTATATGTATTATTGGCTCCCTTATATAGACACACTTGCTTTCCACTCTTAGCTTGTTTTCTTTTATATCGTCTACACGTTACATACTTAGGGTCTTCTCTTATTCCTAGTCTCTTCTCCTGATCCCATGTCCAGTCACTAAATTTCTTTAAGAAACATGAAAAACACTGAATTATGTTTTCTGATTTAGCAAGATATACAACACCTTCATCAGCACATAGCCATTCAAATGTCTCTTGTCCTCCATCTTTCCTTACGCAATTAACTAAACCATCCTCTGTCAATACCCATAAGGGAGTAGACGAAAACACCAAGAAGACCAATGCCAACACTAAGGACAATGGTAATTGCCACGATACCAATAACTTTTTCTCTAAATATCTTTTTATCATATATCTCTTGTTGCCTACGTTTCCGTATTTGACCTTCCATGCGTAACAGTTCATCCCATGATGCTGTACCATGTTTAAATTTAATAAACTGTTGAAGTTCGTATCTTTGTTCTTCTAGACGTTTTTTTGCAGTAAAGGCTTCTATTGCCTCCTGCTCAATGCTCCCTCCACTAAAAACCTTACGAAACATAGTGGGATTTTTAGCAGATTTGTGAGCTGCATCCACATCACTAACAGCACCCATCCATCTCGACAAGTCCTGCGACATGGATTCTAAATCTTTCCCTGCCGCAAAAGCTCGCTTGAGACCGTTGAATGCCGTGCTTGCCGTTGAAACTGCAACGGAAATAGTGACTGGATCGAACACGTTAGTACGTTTTACGCATCTTCAGAGTGATTGTGTAGGTATCAGCACTAGAGTGACCCACAGTAGTAAAATCAATATCACCTGTCTTTCCAGACCCTGCGTTATTGGACAAACCACCAAACTCACTATAGTCGTGATGACCACTCTGATTTTCACCTAACTCTATGATAAAAGCATCAGACGTTGCATCAAAGAACAACTGAACCTTCATGCCTATGCATTGCCACCAGATTTTCTCTATGGCAACACTACTACAAGTATTGCCATATATATCTGCATTCAATTCACTGACATCAACCTTCTTTACAGCAGACTCACCAGAGCCATCAGAAATATTAGTAAATTTCATAACAACGTGCTTATCGCCATCAAAAAGGGTTTGTGATGTTACTGCATCAGCCATGTTATCCCCCTATTTAACCGTTAGCGTAATCGAAAGCTGCTCCGTGTATCTTAATCATAATTTTACCTGCTGTGTACGCTGCTTCCGTAGCATCACCTGAAGTTAAATAAAGATACTTTTTAGTAAGAGCAGATAATGTTGTTCCTCCATCTGCCTCATTATGA